GAAAAAAATTATGCTGAAAGCACTGATAGAAAAAAACCTTTTTCAGAAGGGAAAAAATCATTTAGATTTAACAACATTAGCAAAGAGGCAAGACAAATATGGGACAAGAATGGATCTGGAATAACGAACAGAGAAGAAAGAAAATACAAAGAAATACACAGTGTTGAAATTGAGTCTTCTTATTTAAACATGGAGAAATTGTTTGAACATCTATCGAAACACAATAATCGTGGAACACCAGATATTTTAGATGATCTAGAAGATGAATCTAAAGATGAAGAGATACTTAAGTCTATGAAATCAGAAATGTTAGAGCATGGTAAAAGCGTAATATCTGAATTATCAAACACTGGTTGGTACCATTTTCTGAGATACAGTAGTCTTTTTTATGATCAATTACTGCATCTATCAAATTATTCTGTTGCTATGAATACAGTTCATTTATTTAATTGTGGATTGAGCAATATTCTCTGTATTCTTAGTGGCGGGTATAGAGGAGCTCATCAAAACAATGGGAAAAGCTTCATGTTTCTAATTTTAACTAGGAATCCCGAATTGTATGAAACAGGATTGTTTGGAAAGGTTAAAATAGTTAAATGTGGTGATAAATTTTTATGCATTTTTAATTGGAATAGACTACCCGGACATAGAATAGAGTTCATGAAGGATTCTTTTATGTCCGTTTTGACATCTAGTGTGTGCTCTTTGATGAGATTTAATGACGTAGAAACTATCGATATAGACGGTATCTTTGGAATGAGAACAATTTTCTCCTTAATGCAGTGCAGTAAAACTGTGGAAATGATAGCTGATGCAAGATATGCTATAACTTCTTCTCTATCTACACACACTAATTTTAAGGAGTTGATAATAGAAAAATTCAGTCCACCATATCGGAATGATGGAAATGCTTGGTTAGTAAAGAAATTACTTAAAAACATAAAAAGATTGAGAAAGGATATATTCTCCGAAAACGCAGTTCTATTTCAGTCTCCTGAATTTGATGCTTATGATAGAAGGCTTACAAAAAGTACAGGTGGTAAGCTAAATGTAAATGGTATATGGTCAGATAGAAGGATAGCTACAATTCAAGACTTAATGGATGAAACATTTATATATTCACATACACCAAAGGAGCCCTCAAATACTTTTCATGAAAATAAAAAAGCTCTTGAAACAATAGAGAAATTTTCAAGCATATATGAAGCATTACCCGATCATAGAAAAGAAGGTATCATAAAGAATAGGAGTGAGTTATTTAATTTAATAATATCTGATAAAGTAGGTTTTAGCAAGGAGATATTGAAGGAAGCAACTAACCATTATTTTAAAACAAAAAACATAGACAAATTGGGTCCAATGAAAACTGCAATGACAGAAGCATTATCTGTACTAACAAGTACTAAAGCTGTCATACCGGACGATAGAGATAGATTCAAACCTTTATTAAGAGCTGTAAAAAAGTCTAAAAAATGGGCTAAAAGAGTTAACAAGCTTTCAGAACTAAAAGATTTTTATAAAGAAAAGAAAGCAGATTCTACTTTTAGACAATCCACTGCTAGAAGTAAAGTGCATGATCTTCTCATACCTATGGCAAAAAAGTTTCCGACAGTATATTCAGCTGCATTAGATTATTATAAGAATAACAGGAAGATTGTGGCTGATATATGTATAAAGGCACAATATGGTGCAAAAAGAGAATTTTATGTAATGAACATGGGAGCTAAAATGATGGCAAGAGTATGTGAAACTTTTTGTAGAGAAATATGCAAACAAAGCAATACTGAAATGATATCTGTACCAGGTGATAGAAAATTTTTCCATATTCAGAATTTGTTAACTAGAACTACTACTCATTCAATTAAAAACGATACTTTATTAATGTTTGTAAACGGAGATTGTACTAAATGGTCAGCATCTGAGACAATGGAAGCATTATGTTGTGTTGTAAATGGTGCTTCAGATGGTTTGCCTGAAAATTTCCAAAATTTTCTCAATGGAATAATACTTGCATGGAAAAATAAAGAAGTATGTGTACCGCAAGAAC